TGCAGTGACGGACCAGTTTACTCTACCCGGTCCTGTCTTTTTGGATGCTTCTTTCTTGCTTATGCGACCAGCTACTTTGGCTGGTCTGCAAGCAGGATACGGACGTTTACCTTTTTCTTTACCAGAGCGACCACATTTCTTGCCAGTCTTTACATCTCGCCAATCTTCTTTGAACCATTTTGTAAGACCGCCTTGTGGTTTGCCCATTAGTAAGTACCACCTCGTTTCTTATAGGTTCTAACCAACCAAGCATTTGCATATGCACTTGGATATACATCGAACTTACGTTTAGCCTCTGCCTTTACTCGTGCGTATAGTGCAGGGTTCTTTGGCTTTGGACTTCCAGAGCTTTTCTTTTTTGGTGTAGTTTTCTTTCTAGGTGCCATTACTTACCCCAATGCTTAGCTAGATAATTTTGTACCAACGTTGACTTGAGAGCCATCGGGCTTTCTTCTTTCAAAAAGCTTGCGTTTATTTCAAACAAGTTTCTTAATATGTAGCTTTGTTCGTAAGAAACGTTGCTTGACATCCAGCCTATGATTGCCTTACGCGAACCTTTTGTTATTGGCTTTACGCCGTGAGGGTATATAATTGGGAATATGAGTAATTGTCCTTTTCCGATTGTATAGCTTATTTCACCCACATCGTTATTTAAGACAAACTCCCCACCCTCGTAATCGTCACTAAGACCTAATGAAAACCCATAGTCAAAGTAAACATTGTTGCTTCTAGGTGCTGCACGAAATGTATCTATATGCTTTTTGTAGAAGCCACCCTCTTCATACTCATTGTAAAAATTTACCGATACTCTGTTTGGACAAACTACTGAGTCTATGTAAGGGTTGTTGTATATTCTAGTTGACACGAGTTGCCTTACTTCAGGTGTCATGTCAGGCGACTCTGTATTCTTTTTTAAATCTTCGCTGTCTGATCTGGGCTGTGTCTTTGCACCATCTTCTTTGGCACCCCAGTTTTCTAAACAGTATTCTATTTCTTGTTCAGATAAAAGTTGTAATAGCATGGTATATCTCCCGGCTGTGTAAACTGCTTATATCATTTTTTCGCCGGGTTGTAAAGGGGGCAAGTTGCCCTGCCCCCAATAGTATTATGTTCCAGTAGAAACTGTAGCAGATTCTACAGGGTTCTTGGAAATATCTGCAAGAACTACGTGGATGCGGAAACGTGCAGCAGATTCACCGCTAGAGCCGCCATCAAGGATGAGGGCGTCAATAGTGTCTGCAGAAGTCAGGATACGGGCGTTAGAGCCAGACGCACCTACTGCAGCCTCTAAGAACGGAGTAAAACCAGCAGCGAGTGCAGAACCGTCAACAAAACAGTCTACATCACCACCAGTGAAACCAACGTCTAGAGTGATCTGGCTGTTACCACGTGCTTCCAAAACTTCCAAAGCACCAGCAACAATCATGGTATCTGCAGGAACGTCGATCAATTGAACGACATCACCGCCTGTACCACCGTCAGCAGTGTCATGGACTTGAGAAGTCATCACGTAAGGACGTGCAATATTGGACGGATGTCCAGAGGTTCCACCATTAGGAGTTCTATCAATAGTAGCCATTAGTCAGCCTCCCTTACGCAAAGTCTACAACGCCGCGAACGATAGCTTCTGGACGTAATACTTTCTGTCCAAAAACGTGCAGTCCACGAATAACGTCGGAGAACGATTCGGTTGAACGAACCACTTCTGTCTTTGCAATATGCGAAGCAGTAGAAGTGGATGACATATGACCAGCAAGAACAAGGTTCTCAGAACCGTCGGTTGCGAGAGTTGCAGATGCGTCAGTCAAAGTCACTTGGTCAGTGCCGCCTGTGCTATTCAAGGCAGTTGACTTGTAGCAACGGAAGCCAGCAAGAGTGCCGACAGTTGCCAGACCGTTACGAAGCGGGGAAGTGGCATCACCAGTTACCTGCACTTCAGCGATCTTGTTACCAGCTTGGAACACCTTCTCGTAGAAGATTGGTGGTGCAACAAACCAGCGGTTTTCTTCTGGCACAGACTCATCGTCAAGGAGACGGGCCATTGCAAGCATCAGGTTGATACCAGCATCGTCTGTCTCAATGTTGATTGGTGCGTTTGCAGTACCAATAGTACCAGCAGCAGCAGTCGTGGTCAGAGTTGTACCAGTTACAGCAGAAGCTGCAATACCAGCACCGTCAGACATAGCCTGAAGAACAGTCTTATCGTACTTACGCTTCAGAGCAAATGCACCTGAAGAGGTGGCAAGTGCCTCAAAGTTTACGTGCGAGTGACGCTCTTCAATGTCGTCGATCTTGAATGCGAACGCATTGGCTTGGTCAACGGTCATTGTAATCTGATCGTCAGCCAAGTCTTGTGGGTTCACTACAGAGCCACGTGTGTACGAGGCAACTGTTACGGTAGGTTCTTTAATGATACGAACCGTATCGCCAAAGTTTTCAATTTCGCCAGCATAGTCGGTATTCGTAATATCTTCGACAACCGAAGCGCGACGAAAGAACTTGAGAACTTTTTGGCTAAAAATTTCCGGTGCAAAATTACCGGAAGGCAGGTTTCCATAACCCGCAGCAGTACCGAAAGCCATAGTTCGATCCTTCCTTTTTGAGGTTTAAGAGTTTAAGTCGATTCGCCCTTCATTCCGTGCTTGGTCGAGTTCAGCTTCTAGCTTTTCAAACTCCCACGGTTTGAGTCGAGCGATTTCAGAAGATTTCCAAATTCTGCCTGTTGCTTCCTTTGTTGCAACTTCTTTGGCTTGTTGACGGGTTACGGCTGCTGCCGCATCCTGTGTCTTGTTTGTTTTGGTCGTCTTCTTTTTGCCAATATTGTTATCGGCTTTGTAGAGGTCTATGACCCGTGCCGCCCATTTCGCATCGGTATTGTTGTTGTAAATACCATCCGATATTGAGCTTGGTTGGTCTTCAAGCCACGAAAGAAACGTTTCATTTTCTTTTAGCTCACCAAAGTCAGGATGGGCACGAAGCAATTGCTCATAGGCTTTTTGCTTTTCTAGTTCCTTTTCCCGCTCCTTGATGGTGCCTAGTTCCTCACGTAATTCTTTGACCTGTGATTCGGATTGCATCATTGAAACTGTCTGCACCACATCAAACACTTCTGGATATTCGTTCTTGAATTGTTCAAGTTCTTCCAATGTCTTTGGCATGGGTACGTTGTTAGGTATAGCTGTGTTAGGTTTACTAACCATGTCCTTGAGTTGTTCTATTTCACCCTTGAACTCTAATACCTTTGAATCGTAGTGACGTTTCAAATCGTCATACCGCTTCTTGTAGTCGTGGTCTTCGCTTGGCTCTTTCTTGGCCTCTACGAAACTACTTCCCGTTTCTTCTGGCTGAGTGGCTGTTTCTTCTACAGGGTCAGCTTCTTGGGCTTCCACGTTTGACTCTTCGTCTTCTTCTTTATATACTTCGTCTCTGTATTTACCTTTGTATAGAGCGTCGTTATTGATTGTTCCAAAAGAGTCGTTTGCTTTGTTGGCACGGTGGCCTCTTGCTTTTGCCATTGTATTTACCTCATATTGCGGGGCCACATGGCTGTGGGTAGCCGCTCCGGTTGTGTCGGGGCCGCGTCGCGGGTAGCCGACGAATTAGTACGCGGGTGTTATACCTAGCATTTTATCTAGGAAGCCGCGTTCATATTTTGGTTCAGAGGGTTCTCTGCGAGGAGCATATGGTTTGTTATCTGACTCTATGCGAGGTGTTACATAGGGTTCGTCTACCACTGCTTTTTTAAATAATTGTGTCGCGTAGTCCTCTGTCATAAGTCTGTTTAAAGATTGATAAGCTTTAGCAACATCCTCAAGGGGTATGTTCTCTATATCATCTTTAAGTCCTATTCTGTGTTGTGAACTTCTTTCTCCCTTTCCAAAATGATATCCGGTATATTTTTTATCATCTACAGAAAAAGGAGCAAGCACTGTAGGATTTTCTTGAATCAGTTGGTCTTTTTGGGCTGGAGTTAGATATAGGTAGTACACTCTGTCCATTTCTTTCGCAAAAATTCTTTTTATCTCATTTCCACGGTCAGAATCTGACAGTTTTCCAAAAGAATCTTCAAAACCTTTCGGTGCTCTTTGAGACTTTTCAAAAGTGCCTAATGCACTTTCTATTGCACTCTTCATATACGCTTGGCCTATCACACCAACAATGTATCTGTGTTCTGCACTTGCTGCACCCCTTCGTGCAGGTAAACTTGAACTAGCATCTCCAGATTTTTCTTCTAGACCCTTAAATATATCTTGCAGCACAGTACCCGCACTATATTCAGGAATATTTAAAAGTATATCTGCCCCTTTGTGCATCAATTCATGCGCTAAAGTTGCATTATACGAACCGGAATGTCTGGTAGTTTGTGCTAGTCCCCCAAATTCTGTTGGACTTCGAATTATAATACCACTGTCTGTTATTTTAGGTTCTTGAGCAGCATGATACCTTTCTCGTCTAACGTCAAAGGGTGTATCTTCATCTCCGTAAATTGGATGAAACATAGTGGATGGTGTATACCCACTTAGCCCTCTACCTGAGTATAGTCCCAACGCGCCACCAAAATATTCATCGTCTACTCTCTCATGGGGTCTTAGAGTTGTAACTGTGTCACTCAAGGTTCGTGTGTCTCTGGCTGCTGCCTGTATGAGAGCGTTGAAGTTTGTTTTACCCAATATGTCAGCAAACACCTCTCTGTCACCAAATTCAACACCTTGCCTATATGCCTTTTCTTCAGCCTCAGAAGCAAACTCTGGTGTAAGAGACTTTCTTCGCTGTTGTGCTCTTAAAGGACTGGCATATATTTCTTCGTATAATTCTTGGGTCATACTATCACCATATTCACTACCGTCACGACCCCCTAAAATTGAAGGGTCAATAGCAGCCTTGATATGGGAGTGGCCTACGTCACCGCCTCTATGAAACTTTTTTCTTGAGATGAAGCCACCCCCTGCAGCTTCTTTCTTTTCACGTTCTGCTTGACGGCGGGAGATTTCTTTTTTGCCGCGATTGTTGATTTTGTTCAGTCTGTCATAACCAATGATCTTAGCTATGTGTGGGGGTATGATTACTTCACCTTCTGATACAGCAATATCTACTTCTTGGCTAACACCTGTTTGTCCCATATCACCAGCTTTTGCGTAGGCTTCACGAACCATCTTTTCTATATCTTCACGTCCGGCAAAGTCTACGGCTGCAGCGTTGATTACAAATGTGCCCTCTGGCACTTCACGTGGAACATTGTCGGCAATGCTTTGTCTGTTAGTTGGTGTCTCATTACCGCCAACAAACTCTGGACGCTGGGCAAAACCAGCTTCACCACCAGCTTGCATACCGACACGACCACCCATCGCATGGCTGAGTCCAGTGTCAAAATCGGCAAAACCTTCTCCTCTACCTTTAGTTTCAGCACCAGTGTCTCTATAATTTTCTGGATCGTCTCCACCGCCTCGTAATCGTGAATCTATCTGAGCGGCTCGTTGTTGTCGTCGTGCTTCTGCCTGTCTTGCTGCTTCTGCTGCTCGTTCTTGTTCCGCAATTGCTGATTGTGTTTTAGATGCTCTCGCCTTTTTGCTTTCTTCACTAAAATAATCTGCGTAGAAATCAGTGCGGTATGATCCTGAAGTACGAGGACCAAATCCCGGTCTGCTACTACCAGCCGTTGAACCGCTTTGTTGTCGTGCTAGTCCATCTATTATGTTATCAAAACGTTCGCCTGTTGCTCTGGCTATAGCTCTGGCTTTTGCAACATTTGTGTAGCTAAATGAATCTTTAGATAAACCATACTTAGCTTCCAAAGCACTAGTTATTGATGTAGCAGCTTCCTTAGTGCCCATAGCTGCTCCCTGCCAACCATTTGCACCTACAAAACCAAATCTTCCAGTGACAGGATCATAATCCCCGGCTACATCCATGGCAGCATCTCTACCTACATTCGCGTAGATGTATCCTACAGTGCCGTTGTGAGAATAAGTTCCAGTTCCTACACTTGATGTTTGAGCGAGTTTTCTGTCTGTTACATTTCGTGCACGAGTTTCAAAGTTTTGAGTTTCATTCCAATCACCAACGTAACCGTGCTTCTGAAAACCTTCTATTGCCTTCAATTGTGCATTACTCATACCTTGCGTGTTACCGTTATACTGGAAAGATCCGGGATCACGATACACTTTTGCACTATTTATCTCCATCAGAGCACCACCAGTGAATCCTGATGCTTTTACTTTTCCAGCAGTGATTGCCGCCCCTTGCATATTTAGGGCATGCATCGCACCAAGTGGCACAGGAACACCCATCAAAAGTCCTAAACCTAATCCCATTGCTCCTGATGGTTTAAAACTTTGTTTCGTTCCGTAAGGTGTATCAACCATCGATCCAAAAAAATCATCGGCGTTTACCATGTCCCCGCCAAAACCAAGAGCCTCTGAAAAATCATAACTCTCCATTGTATTGTATACGTCGTCAGCCTTGTCAAAAAACTGCAAACCCCTAGACGGGTCTTTCAGCATACGTTCAGCTTGTAACCTACCTTCTTCTGCACGATCACTTCCCTCGCCACCTTGATCATCATATATGCTGGGCACCTCACCGGGAGTAGTTGTATCTGTAGGTGAATCGACGGTGGTTTGTACGCCTGACGCTGCACCCAAGCTTTCACCATAGAAGTTGACAAACTTGCTAAAGTATTCAGCGGGTGTCAGTACCTTTTTCGGTGCGAGATAGTCTATCATTTTCTATTACTGCCTCGTAGTTATCCTTCAACTGAAGGAGGGTTTCCAGTAAAACCAGCTTCCCCTGCGCTTGGCGCAGTTCCGACTCCGATTGTGCCGTTGCCAGACCCCGTATTGTCAGTTCCCTCAACTCCCCCAGATACTCCACCATTAGAGGCCATTCCTTGTTGTTGAGGAGCGGGGCCAGCTTCTTGGCTTGCTGCTTGTTGAGCATTTTGCATCATCCCTTGTAACATCTTTGCGTACAATTGAGCTTCGTTCTGGTCGTTTACCAAGCTGTCAGGATCGATGTCCTGTGCTATGGCAAGTTCACGCATGAGGTTGGGTATCTTAATAAACGGAGCCAACATGGGACTGGCTACAGTTTGTAACAGTGAAGTAAGACGCTGTGTGCGTACTTCCTTCTGCATAACGGCTGCAACGCCGCGTGGTTTGATTTCTAGATCGCCTTTGATTTGTTCTACCTGTTCGTTAAACTGCATGTTCCATTGGAAGTATGCTTCACCGATAGGCTTCAAAAGGTGATCGTCTATGTTCTTTATCACAGTTTTCATAGACAGTCCGGCTGATCCCATCAGCATAGACAGCCCTGCTGCCGTGCGTCCGGTGCCTGTCACGCCTGTCTGACCGTGCATGATTGATGGGATGCCCGTCTCTTCATCTGCAAGCTGCCGACTGATCTGGTACATCTGTATGTTTTCGCCAGCCGTGTTGGGGAACTTCAGGCCATTAATTGCGGTGCCCGTTACCCCAGACTGACGACGAAAGATCTTGCCGGGAAATATGTCCATGTTCTGACCGGGGACCAAGCTGGCCTCATCCACATCAAATACAAGGTTACCTGCAAGAGCAAGGTTATCGATTGCCATACGAACGTGACCGTTCATCAGCATCTGTGCATCTTCCATATTCTCTGCAACACCAACACCCCAGATCTGATACGGGTTGATTTCAAACGGAAACGCTTGATATGGTATACGTGCAGGAGTAAAGGGGTTTAGGACACAGCGAAGAATTATAGGACCACATGCCCAAGCATTGACCTGTAACTGGTCAAATTCTGACATTTCGTTTGCACCCTCTAAACCAACTTCTTTGGCAAGAGCAGAGTCAAGAACACCCCAATATTCCAAAACCTCGTATCGGTTGTCCTGATAGTGTGCCTCTGTTTCGTCTTCACGAATGGTGTCTTCGTAATACTTGTCCTGATAGTTTGGCCCTTTGGCTAAGCATTGTGCAACCGCCTCTGCATCAAAGTGTGGTCTCATAACCAGCGACCGAAGCTGTTGACGATTGAATCTGTGACGTTGAATTACATACTCACAGTCTTCTAAGGTTGTTGCAGATGGGTCTGGATGAAAGTCCCAAAGTGGTACATGTTCGATACGAGGCACAGTCTTTTCATACGGCTCGTATACTCTGTTTCCCTCTTCGTCCATGTTCCAGTTGTGCACACGTTTATAGAAGTTAAACGGACCTTTGATCACACCAGTGCCCAACAAAGACGCTTCAAAGATTGCCTTACGAAGCACATTCACTGCGTTGGTGTCTAAAAGCTGATCGTGGATACACCGTTCCATGAGACGTGCCATTTCACTGGCAGGTTCAAGCTGTGGCTCTCCGACCTTCGCCTTACCCGGTACAAGCTGCTCACCAAACTCTTTACCGTAAGTTCCAAGTTTGTGTCCGGCAGACATGGCACCCGGTGCTAGTTCCCGTCCATCACCTTCAAATCCATACGGATCTTCCTGTGGTTGTAATTCATCTACAGGTGTCCGCATGTGTGCAAACTTTTCGATACCCTCTGGCATTGGTGTTGATTCCACAACCAACGGGAACTTCTTGTTTGCAAATAGGATGTCAACGATTTGTCCATATGCCGCAAGAACTTTTGTTTTGGTGATCTTGATGAACACCTTTGATCGTTCGGAATCACGATACTGTGTCGTAGAGTCATAAATACCGCGAAAGTTTTTATACGCCTGAATCCAACGCTGCTCATATGAAAAGCGTCCGTGTTCTGCGTCATCAAACTTAGCACGAATATATCCGGCAAGTCCCGGCATCTGCTCTGCAGGAGAGACTACAGGGATTGCTGTATCGTCATCCGGCTCAAGAAAATCATCAGCCATCTACTTTTCCTTTAGCTGAAGTAGTTTCTGTCTTCAGCCATCGTATTGAATGAAGCTTCTACCGTAGGCTTTGTTTGCTTCTTTGGCATATCTTCATAAATTGGAGCAGTCTTTACGCGAGTCTCAAACTCAAGACCTTCACGGTAAAGCTGGTTTACACCTGCTTGATCATCGACGGACTCTTTGTCAGAGTTCATAATGTAAGCGGCACCTTTGTTATAATCTGGCATAGGTTTCTCCCTACGTTAAGGTTTCATAGTTAAGAAGTTGTCATCTTCAACTTCGGGTG